ATTTCTAAATTCTTGTACTGTCGCAACTGGTACGATAACCATTCTTTTAGAATCAATACCTCTACTCTCAATCATATCTTTTGAGATAGCACTTTCTGATTCAAAGTATATCACACCAGCGTCTTTGTCTTTATCTAAAAATGCTTTACATATACCTAGTGCGAAAAATGTTTTACCTGTTGCTGCTTCACCAGCGATTGCTGTGATCTTATTACTTGGCATACCTTTATAGATACTACCAGACAATAATGCGTTAAATGAATATGAGCCTGTGTCAATAAAACTAGTGACATCAGCGCTGTCAATACCATCACTTACTAAACCAGCATATTCATTACCAGTTTCTTTAATTATATCTTTTAAAAAATTACTCATATTCAATCTCCTTATTTGTATTATAATATATCATACTTATACGCTTTTGTCAATGTTAATTATCAAAGTCTTTATCATATGGAAGTAAGTGTGTGGGTAAATGTGGCTCACCTTCTCCTTCAATTCTTAACTTTGGGTCTTTTGGTACATAACCTTTTTTGGGTTCTTCAAAATCATCTGACTTCACTCTTTCCCATAATACTTTTTTCATTTCGTCTATACTGACCATACCAAAATCATTATAAACTCTACCCTTAAATTTATCAGCCAGATAGTGTACAATTTCTTTGTTGTATTCTATTTTACGCTGATAGTCCCAATACTCTTTTAAATCTATGTATGATTTTTTCGTAATCGCCATAGAAGTATTTATTTCTTTAGAGCAATGGCTCCTATAAAATTAAAGTTCTGCCAGAAATTATGTACTTCAAATCCTGCCTTGTTTAACATATCATATATTTCTGATTTAGTATTTAATTTCATCATATGCCTTAATTGTACTTCCTTATCTAATATTTCTTTATCACTAAAATATTTTCTCTTATAATCATAAAAAGTAAAAGTCATCATGTCTTGTATTTTAGGATTACAACTAAAAGTCTTTTCACTAAAGATAAATGCGCCACCTGTATTAAGACCATTGTAAACTTTATTCAATACTTCTTGTCTATCTTTTGGCGACATAAATTGTAAAGTAAATATAGAAGTGATTAATGAACAATTATTAAAACTATAATCTCTTACATCACCTTTATAATAACTCAGTTGTTGATACTTTTCCTCATCAAAATTATAGTCACCATAGAAATCATCTTCTATTTCAATACCAGTGTATTGTGCGTTTGGAATATGTACTTGGTTTTGTTCAATCATACCTTTTAATAGTTTACCTGTTGAACAACCAATGTCAACAACTTGGGTATAATCTTCTACAAAATATTTTGATAGGGTAAGTATATCACCCCATAAGTGAGAATACCCTCTAACGGATTTATCAATGTGATTATCAAATCCTTCTTTTTCTGTGGCAAATGTAAATTTAGTCATTCATTATCTCCTTATATGGTTTCAATACTTTATTGTAAACACTTTCAGCAAGTGCCTTCATCATCAACGGTGGTACCATACGACCAATCCTTTCTGATTGTTGTTTATGTTGACCTGTCAATTTAAAATCTTCAGGTAGTGACATAATTCTTTTTAGTTCTTTGATAGTAAACTTTCTATCTTCTAGTGGGTGGCAAGTACCAGCAACACCAGCAAGATTACCCATCGCAGTAATTGTTGGACAAGGCTTTCTTAAACTACTTCTTTTTAAATTAAAGTGATGACCTTTATCATGGTAATCCATACCAGTCAATACTTTGTCAGGGTCTTTTGGCATTTTCATTAATGTTTTACCAACAGCCTTTTCTGGACTAATCTTATCAAACAAATAATCTAGTTCTTCTTTATCATCATTCACTACATCATTAATTGCTTCACCAAGTGTAGTTCTAAAATCATTCTTATCAGGATATAATTGATACATGGTCATAAAGTTTATACCAACTTTCTCAGCAACATCTTCTCTTACACCTATGAAGAAACATCTTTTACGAGATTGTGGTACACCAAAATAACTTGAATCCAATACATTAGCAACTATAAGATAACCTATTTCTTCAAATGTATTTTGTATCTTATGAAAATACTCTTTGGCTTCACCCATTGTTAGACCTTCAACATTCTCACCAATAATAACTTTTGGTTTTATATCTTTAGCCACTCTTAAAAATTCAAAGAATAAATCTTCTACATTCTCTACACCTTTTATATCTGAATATTGTTTAGTTTTATTAAACGCATCTGCGTGTGTATTACCCCCACCGTGCGATATAGAACCTGCCATACTGAACGCTGAACAAGGTGGAGAGCCATCTAATATGTCTAACTCACTTATTTTAACACCAGCTTGTTCCATAAGATATGTGCCTGTTAATTTTTTTATATCACCTGGTACAATAACAGTATCAGGATAATTTTCTCTATATGTATTTTGTGCTTCTTCAACAAATTCATTAACGGCAAGTATCTTACCACCAGCCAATCTATAACCAGTTGATGAACCACCACCACCAGCGAAAGTTGATAACACATTAAATAGTGCTCTTTTCTCACTATCTAAAGTATCTTGTAATGTATATCTTTTATAATTGTTCATTGTTCCATTTCATTAATAACCATACGACAAAACCGAATATCATTATAACATATAATATTGAAAGAGTCAAGTCCCAAATCATACTTCATTTCCCCAACTATTCCAGCCTTCTCGTTTTCTACGAGCAAATAGTTCAATGTATGGTCCTTCTAACATATTCTCTATGTGGTTGTACACTATATCTGGCTTTCTACTATGTTCTCGTCTTTGTTCCACAACTAATTGTGGTATACTTTTATTTAGCCGTTTAGGTTTACCCCTTGTAGCCAATAAGCACATTTCTGGATTGCCTCTTGTCCAATATCCTAGACCTGTAAAGAAACCCATTTTAACCCGATTCGTTTTTGCCCAAGTAAAACCTACTGTCTTGTATTTGAAACCCCAAGCTTTGATGACTTCAAATGCCTTATCTAATAAAGGGTCAACTACCCACATTAATAAGACTGCATCGTCCTTAGCAATTCTGTCAACAGGTAGCCGAATAATGTCAGATAAAGACATACAAGGATAATGTTTTTCAGGACTTTTATCTTTGCCTTTGTCACTAAATGTTTTAAAGGTCCAAGGTGGATCCGCATATATTACTCCATGTTTTTGTGTTGTATTAAAGTCCATAAGTTATCAAAAAATATTTCATTAATATAACGATTAATATAAATCTAGGTATAGTCCAATCTGTTTTATAAGCTAATAAGCCACCAGTAGCAAATCCCCAATGGATACAAATCAAAGCTATAAAAATGCTATCTAAATTCAACATTCAACTCGCTATCGTGGTTTCCTATTCTTCCTGCTGGTATTACATTAAACGCAATAGATGTTCGTGGTTCACTGCTTTGTGAAATATCTATTTTGTGTTGCATATCTGCTGGAAATAATAATAATGTTCCCTTTTCTGGCATAATCGTGGCAATATCTCCATTGTAAACATTTGATTGACAAGGTATATCCCAATGTTTGTATTCTCTATTTTTAAATGTTATACCACTAAAATGATTACCAAAATAAAATACACCACTATAAAAACTATTACTATGATAGTGGTAGTTAGAAGAATAATCTTTTTCTGTTTTAGTAAACCAAGATGTAGTTATTTTAAAGTTAGGGTCATATTCTAAATCCTTATTTAAAAAATTAGTAATATGCTCTTCTATCTTTGTTTTTAAAAACGCTAATTGATTGTCTTCTAATATTTTATTATTAGTAGATATAAGAGAATGCTTTTGTTGTTCATTTTGATTAATTGATTGAACACCAGCACCTTTATATTCTTCAACATTTGCTATGGTTTGTAATGTTGTTTCTTCTTCTATTGTTAAAAATATTTCATCTTTGTAGATTACTTTAGGGAATAATGTAAATACTTTTCTCATACGAAAAAATCCTCCAGACTAGCTGTCTTTTCAGCTGACCAACCAATAGAGTTTAATATAAAACTCATAGGGTCTAAAAATGTTTTTTGAAACATAATATCATAATCAATATATTCTTGTAGTTTAAATTCACTTGGTAATTTAGTGACATAACTTATCACATCAAACTTAAATGGATTAGCTTCTTTTAGTTTTAGAAACTTAAGCTTATCACCTTCTTGTATGATAGGATACTTTCTACTTAATTTAAATTGTTTTAATTGATGATTATATATTAACGCACCTTTGACATGAATAGGTGTACCTTTGATAAAGATATTACTACTATGCATATATTTTTTTAAGTTATTACAAGACCTAGGAAATGATATTTGTTCTGCTGTCATATTATAGAAGTCTGTTTTGAAGTCAGCAATAAAATTTTGTAAACTGTCTTGGTCTTTAGTCATTATAAGTTTAATTGCTTGTCTAATTTTTCCTCTACAAACTTCAGGTGTAGATGACTTGACAGCTTCAATACCCATAATCTTTAGTTTAGGTTCTTCAAATGTAATACCTTCTTCATCTAATACATTTAACATATATCTTTTTTTAGCAGTCCATATACCTTTGTCAGCTATGACTTCTCTTTTCATAACCATTTTTTGTTTAATGGCATTAGTGTAATCAGCAAGTTCATTAAAACATTTATCAATAAAAGGTTCAATTCTACTACTAACAACTTTGTTTAGAAACTTTAATATATCTGCTTTTGATTTATCTTTACAAGTTGCTTGTACTAATTTGTCTAATGTAAGATAAATTGAATCTGTATCTGACGCAACAACATAATCAACTTTATCATGTGTCTTTAATATTCTATTCATATATTCATTTACATTCTTTTCAATAAATCTAATTACAAATTGACCAGATGATGTTATAGCAGTTGCTTGTCTTACATCATAATATCTAAAATATTGATTACCTATCGCACCATAAGCTGAGTTAAGAGCAATCTTTTTTGCCCATTGTATATTGTGACAACGAGATATTTCTTTAGCAGTCGCAGGGTCTTTTGTCTTTTGATATTCTTTCTTTGCTTGAAACGCAAGAGTTTTAAACTTAACCCTATCGTTGTACATACTCTCCATAAGTCTAGGTAGAAACCCTGGACTATCTGTTTTAAACATAGCACCATTTGGTGTAATACAAGCACCTTCTGTTTTTAGATGTGTCAACGGTGTCGCATGGTTTAACAATCTATCTACAGAAATGCCTGATGGTTTTACACCAATGATTTTCTCTGGTGATATATTATACTGCATAATTAAGTGAGGATATAGTGAGTTAATATCAAACGACACAATCCAGTTATGCATACCTGTGATTGGGTCTTTTACATAAGCGCCATCGTACTTGTCTTCTTTAATATTATCTTCTTTAGGTGGAATCATAATATTATCTTTTTTCAAATAATTGTAAATCAACATATCCCACATTCTTACTTGTGAA